ACGCCCTATGAAGGAAACCAAAGCCTCAAGATGCAATGCAACAATTCCGGTGCGGGGTGCGGAGTATTTTCAAATTCTAATTTTTTCCAAGTTACTCCGGGAGATAGTTTTTATATTCAGGCTGCGATCCGAACAGATGGTATCGTGACTGGAGCTGTATCGGTGCAATTTTTGGATAAAACCGATACTGGAATAGGGTCGGGGATTGTTGCCGAAAGCAATTCTACAAATTGGACGTTGGTTTCGGCAACCGGGACTGCGCCAGCGGGTTCCATGTTTATGTTCGTGCAATTGGAAAATCTTCCGGAAGGAACGGCAGGTACGACGGAATACGACGCAATTCAGGTCTACAAATTAAATTTTCCAGGAAACATGCTGTTCACGGGCAATGTAACTCTTGGGACCGGAAGCGCCCTGGCGGCCGGATCGAGTGGTTCTTCCTTCACGGGGACGTGGGGCGGCGCTCCGACCTTGACCGGAAGTTGGTCTTTCACTGGAGGACTAAGCGCGACTTCCCCGCAGTTGACCAATCCTGTTGTGACCACTGGATCAACTTCGCTTGGAATTGACACATCGGGCGGAAATTATGCCGTGACTTGGGATACTCTCTCGACCGCGAGAACGCTCCACATTAAAGACCCTGGAATTTCCTCAGCCAACTTTGGAGAGACACTCGCGGTAGGAACGCTTGCCTTGGGAACGGCGACGATCAATACCCTTACCTGTGCGAGCCCCGTGAATACGACAGTCGCCGGCATGACCGTGAGCAGCACGGTTGTACTTACATGGAGCGGTTCGCCAAGCGGTGCTTATCTGACCGGATTACACATCATGCCTCCGGATATGGCCTCCGGAAGTTTCAATGTTCGCGTGTGCAATTCTACGGCCGGAAATCTGACTCCGCCTTCCGCAACGCTCAACTATCGAGTCATTCAATAGATGCCGGACAAACCGAAAAAGCCGACGCCGGCGGAACTGCGCAAGTCCGCGCGGGAAAGGTTTTTACGCGGTCGCAAGGCGGAAGCTTCCTATCAGCGCCAGCTCGGCGAAGTCTCGCGCCAGGTTGGAACGCTCGTGAAGGGATTCGCTCCCGGTGGAGTCGTCCAAAACGTTCCAGCTCTCGGCGCAGCTCTACGTAGGTATGCTGAAATGCTGAAGCCTTGGGCGGAATCCGTGACCCGCGGGATGCACTTGAACGTTTCCAGGCGTGATGCTGGTAGTTGGGCGGAGTTGGGACGTGAGATGGGCCGGGCTCTTCGAAAGGAAATTGCTTCAGCTCCGACAGGCGCCGCGATGCGGGAAGCGATGGCGGCACAGGTAAAACTGATCACGTCGCTTCCTGTGGAGGCGGCAGAGCGCGTACATAAATTGGCTTTGGAATCCATCGTCGAAAGCGGTCGGGCCGCGGAGATCCAGAAAGAAATTCTTTCGACCGGCCACGTAACGGCCGCGCGAGCGAGAACGATTGCGCGCACGGAAGTTTCGCGGACCGCTTCCTTGCTCCTTGAATCGCGCGCAAAATATGTGGGCAGCACGCACTACATTTGGCATACGAGCGGCGATGCCGATGTGCGGCCTACACATCGCAAATTGAACAACAAAATTTTCGCCTGGGATGATCCGCCAGTCACGGAAACGACGGGAGAGAGAGCAAATCCAGGATGCATTTGGAATTGCAGGTGTTGGGCCGAACCGATCCTGCCAGAAGTGATTGACTAATTTTCGGAAAACCAGCAGACTGTTCTTGAGATGCTCACGCCCGTCAAGCAGTACTCGATTACCTTCACGTCGGACGGAGTTTCCACCACAATTGAAGTAGATTGCAGCATTGTCCCGATTAACGAGGACTTCAGCGGGAATGCGCCGACGGCCGTTCTCTCGCCGGCAGTGACGAGCGTGGCTACTGGAAATATTGCGAACGTGACAGCCGCTTTGGCGGGAACGACGGTGACGCTGACTTTCCCGGAGCCTCCTCCACAACTTGACGGGAATGGTTTGTTGATCCTTTACACAGCGACATTTTTCTTGCAATTTGCAGACTAGCGTGGAGAATCGTTTGTAGGGGATGTTTGGCACGTTGGAGGAATGAACAGATGAAGATTAACCGCGTACTTCAAATCTTGGCGGCAATGATAATTTCGATAGCGTTGATTTTCGGCGCGCTTTCTTTTGCTCCTCGCACGGCAGTGGCGCAAGGCCAAGGTTCCTTCAACACCGGGCTCACTTCTCTCTTTCCAAATTTCCGTTACAGCAAAATGACGTTCACGGCGACGGCACAAACTTTGAGTCAGGGCGTTGGTGGGGCATCATACTGCACAATTTCTCTGACCGGCACGTTGACGGCCGCCACGTTCACGATCAGTGTCAGCAACGATGGAGGAACAACGTATTACGCTGCGGCGGTTGCTCCGTATGCGGCCACGATCACGCCGGTAACGACAGCCATTACAGTTTCTTCGGGCACGGGTCTTTACGTTTTCAACGTGGCGGGTTTCACCAATTTCAAGATAGTGACGAGCGGGACGTTCACCGGGACGAACCTGATCGTTCAGCCGACGTGCACTTCGAACAAAGGCTTGGTGTAGGCGGAAACTGAAAATGCTTTTTTTCACCACAGAGAAGATCGGTCCGAACCTAGAGAAAACTCCGGAGGGTTATCTTCTCTGCCGGAACGTTCCGATCTGCCGGACGGGCGAGCAAATCTACGGGCCGAATGAAACGCCGATTAAGACGGTGGCCCCGGATGGGCTAGTCCACATCATGCGGCATGAGGCGGAGGTTTTCTCGCCGGCAACTCTAGAGAGCTTCGCCGGAAAGTCAGCGGTTAACAATCATCCGGAAGGAGCGGTGACACCGGAGAATTGGAAAGAGCTGACGGTCGGTGTAGTTTTCGATCCGCGGCGCGGGACGGGTGAGCTGAATCAATTGATGCTGGCGGAACTGTTGATCACCGATCCTTCGACCATCGAAGATATTTTGGTGCATGGCAAGCGGGAAGTAAGTTGCGGGTACGAAGCAGAGTACGTCGAAACATCGCCGGGTTACGGCTACCAGAAAAATATTCGTGGCAACCATGTTGCCATCGTGGACCAAGCTAGGTGCGGGGCAGTTTGCAGTATTGCGGATCAAGTAGTTCAAGGAGCGAAGGACATGGCAAAGAGCATCGTTGATCGAATCCGGTGTGCATTCGCAGCGAAGGACGAGAAGGCTTTCAACGAAGCTCTCGGTGCGATTCCTGCGCCGGCGCTGGCCGCGCTCACGAAGGATGAATTGCCGGCGGGCGGCGGTATGCCGGAGATTCATATTCACAATGCCGGCGAGCCGTCGGGTGCGCACCATGACCGTAAATGGTCGGATGAGAAGCTCGAAGAAAAATTCAAGGAACACGATGAAAAATTTGCGGCGTTCGAGAAAAAGCACGGCGAAGATCACAAAGCCGTGATGGACGCCATCGCCGAAGTATCGAAAAAGATGGAGCCCAAGAAAGAAGAAACTGACGAGGCGGAAGCCAAGGAAATCGAAGGCAATTTGAGGGAAGAAGCTCCGGCTGGTACGGGCGACAAACTCGCGGCTGCAAAGGACAGTGTGCTTCTTTCGGAAAGCTTCGATGCCACGAAGGTTGCCGCGGAGATCATTGCTCCGGGTATCCATATCCCGACGTTCGATGCTGCGGCTCCGAAGGTCAAGACGTTCAAAGATATTTGCGGGTTGCGGCGCAAGGCGCTTCAGCTCGGCAACAATAGCCCGGAAGTGAATGCCATGATCATCGCCGCCAATGGCGGTCGCGAACTGACCGGAGATGCGGCGTTAAAAATGCCGTGTTCGGCGGTACGGTCTTTGTTTTTCTCGGTTTCGGCGATGAAGGCCAATGCAAACAACGCGGCGGCCGCGCGCGACACCAATAACAATGGCGCCAAGACTGCCGGCGCTGGACCGCGAACGCTCCGTGAAATCAACGAAGCGGCTGAAAAGCTGTACGCGCGGAAGTAGTGTTCCACGTGGAACGGTTTTCGATTCGGAGAATTTGAGTCAGAGGAGCGAATATGAAGTCTGAAAACGTACAGGACATTTTGACCTTGGCTGGCAAATTCCTCCGGTCTTTGCGGATGGGGCGGCATGGACGGCATCAGTCGCATGGCCGCGCTTTCACGCGCGATGCGGCATTCACGTTTCGTATGGGAGCGGGTTTCCCTGGAGACGTAAATCGCTCGCATCCTATGACGATTGAGCCGGCGCTCAATGACGTGACGAATCCGGTGTTGGCATACGGCCTTGCGTGCTTGGCGGACGCGGCGGCTCCGAATGCGGTACGTTCGATTCTGGCCACGGATTCGGGAATCACGGCGATTTATGGAGTTGCTGTTCGGCCATTCCCGATTCAGGGAACAGCGGCGACGGCGCAACCGTTTGGGGCGGCAGGTTTTGGAGCTACTCAGGGTCCGGCCGCGCAGTTGCCGATTGATGTGCTCAAGGGCGGATACATCATGGTTCAGCTCAACGGCGCCACGGCGGCCGTTAAGGGTGGCCAGGTGTACCTCTACGTTGCGGCTTCTGGCGGCGGTCACGTCCAGGGCGGATTCGAAGCAGCGGCCGGGGCCAACCTGATTGATCTGGATGCGACGGGTAGCCGCATCTATTTCAACGGACCGGCGGACGCGACAGGGATCGTCGAGCTAGTTTTCAACCCGTAGTCGGCTGGTGGTTGGGCTCTGATAGAACTTTTTTTCGATTCGGAAACTTCGAGGGGAGCGTAAATTATGGAGTCCATTCAGGAATTGTTCTCAGGACATTTGGCGCTGCCGAAAGGCGTCAGCCGTGGCCGGGGATTTACGCGGGACAATCTGCCGTTGACGTTTGACCGCAGCGTAGGGGCGATGGATTCCAAGGGCAATGCCATTGGCAAACCCCTGCCTCGCGGTTGCATGTCGCACGATGGAAAAGTCTACGATTCCACGGGCGCTTTCCTCGTTGGAGAGTTGGAGCGGCTCGACATGAAGTTGCATGAGCCGTTGGTTGCGGTGAGCTATCTCCGCGACATCAAGCTCCGCGAAGATGTGACGATTGCCGATGAAGTGAGCAGCTACACCATTTCGACGTTCGCTTCCGCCGGCGGCTTGGGCACGGGCAACGGGATTGGCAACGGCAAGGCGTGGGCTGGAAAGAACACCACACAGGTAACAAGCGTCTCCGTGGACATCGCCAAGCTGACCAACCCGCTCCACATTTGGGCCGCGGAGGTGAAGTACGACGTTCTTGAACTGGAGAGTGCCGCGAAACTCGGTCGTCCGGTGGATGAACAGAAGTGGGAAGCTATGAAGTTGAAGCGGGAGATGGACATTGACGAGCAGGTGTACTACGGCGATACGGGGTTTGCCGACACCGGGCTCATCAATAACGGCGCGGTGACTCCGACGAACGTGGCCGCTGGCGCTTCCGGATTCACGCAATGGGTGAACAAGAGCGCCGATGAAATTTTGGGGGACGTGAACGCGGCGTTGACGACTGTGTGGGCCAACAGTGCGTGGGCCGTCATGCCGACGGACATTTTGATCCCTCCCAACCAGTACGGCTACATTTCGACACAGAAAGTCAGCCAGGCTGGCAACGTTTCGATCCTGCGGTACTTGCTCGAAAACAACCTGATCATGAAGTCCGAAGGCAAGACACTGGATATCAAGCCGGTGAAGTGGGCAATCGGCGCGGGAGTAGGCGGAACGATTGGGGCCGTCGGGAATGATCGTATGGTGGTCTACACCAATGAACGGGACCGCGTACGGTTTCCCATGACCACGATGGCTTCGACGCCGATCCAGTACGACGGCCTATATCACAAGCGCACGTATTACATGCGCATTGGCCGCGTCGAACTGGTGTATCCGCAGACAGTCGGCTACTTCGATCAGATTTAACAAGTTTCTTTAATAGAGCGCCCTAGGGAGGGGAGCGAGCAGCTCTTCTCCCTGGGGCCGGGTTTTTTGAGGAGAGCACATGGACGCGGAAAAGAGCACGCAAGCGGCTCCGTTTGCACCGGGCGCAACGCTGGCGGAGACAAAAAGTGCGCAAGAAGCTGCGGAGAGCATCGGCTTGGAAAATACAGTGATGCTGAATTTCCCGAACAAAGTTTTGCTCACGCTCGACAATCACGAGCGGATACTTTTCCCCTCAGGAGTCAATCGCGTGCCGTTGCCGCTTGCGAACTACCGCGATAGCGGGAAGATGCATCCTTATTTCGCGGCACATGGCGTGACGGTGTACGACAAGCCGGCCAGTCCGGTAATGACGGAAGTGGAAGAGGCCGTCCAGTGGATCGTTGCGGAAGAGGAGTTCAGCGAAGAAGAGGCGCGCAAGGTAGTCGCTGCGGAAGGATACAAAGCGGTTTTGGCCGATAAGAAAAAAGTTCTCGCGGATCGGGAGGAAGCTTCGCAGAAAGCTTCTCAGCGCGCCAAGGAAGCTTTGGGTACCGTAACTGAAATTTCTGGCAAACCGGGAGATGCGAAGGACAACAAAGACGCGGATGGCAGTAAGGCAAAGAACGGCGGCAAAAAGGATAAGTAAGTGCCTCTGACGGAAAAAGGTGAAGAGATTTTGGGCGCCATGAAGAAAGAGTATGGCGCCAAAGAAGGCGAGAGTAACTTCTACGCTTCTCGGAATGCTGGAACCATCAAAGGCGTAGACAATGCTCAGGCGATGCGGGATGCCGAACTGAATATGTCATTCCCGACGCCCGCCAAACCGATAGTTCCGGAGCCGGAAGGGAAATAGCGAGGATGTCCGGACATGGCTTACGCTGCTGTCAACGTCACCCCGATTGTCACCGCGAAGCAGTTCACGTCTGACTACCCCGAATTTGCGGACCCCGGCACCTACCCTGTCAGCAGCATAAATTATTGGTTGACCGTTGCGACGATCCTCCTGAATCCTGCCAGGTGGGGAACGGCGCTTCAGCTCGGAGTGGAACTCTTCGTTGCGCACGAGCTGGTGTTGGAGGCCCAAGCCTTGCAAACCGGGCAAGCGGCTGGCTGGCCTGGAATCAGCAAGGGTGCGATCAACAGCGAGAGTCCGGGAGAAGTTACCGTCAGTTACGACACCGCGATTGCTCTGGAAGCGGATGGAGGCAACTGGAATTTGACGGTGTATGGGTCTAGGTTCCTTCGGTGGGCTCGCATGGCCGGTGCCGGACCTGTCCAGGTGGGACCGGGGGGCGGATCAGGCATGACCGGCGTTGTTCCGGGTACGGACTTCGGCCCTGCCTGGTCAGGTCCGGACTGTAAGCCTTCCGGATCTGGATTTGGGGGCTAATGCCGCTTATCAAAATGACGGCTCGACTTCAGAGCGTCGTAGACAATTCTGAAAAATTTTTCAAAGCCACGCGTGAACTGGAACAGAATCAAGTCTTGGTGGGCATTCCTGCGGAAAAAGCTGCGCGCGATTCGGAGGAAGCTAGCGGGAGTGCGATCAATAATGCTGCGTTGGGATACATTCACAATTACGGAATGCCCACGCAAAATATTCCCGCGCGTCCGTTTCTCGAACCTGGGATTAAAGACGCCGACAAACCGATCACGGATCATTTGGGGAAAGCCGGAGAAGCGGCGCTGTCGGGGAATCCTGGGGGAGTCCTGAAGAATTTGACGGCCGCAGGAATTGTGGCGGCTTCCAGCGTAAAAGCAAAAATCAATACGGGACCGTTCGTTCCGTTAAAACCTGCCACGCTCGCAGCGCGTCGGCGCAAGGGACGCATGGGAGAGAAGCCACTTATTGATACCGGAGCGCTGAGAAATTCGATATCATTTGTGGTGAGAAAAAAGTGATCCACTATGTCTACCAGCTAACCTTCGCGGGAATGGAGCATGATTTAACGGGACGCTTCATTTCAAGGAAGAAAACATGAAGCCGATGCTGGACGTTTCCGCGGCTTTGACGAATCCCTATACGCTGGATTCGTTCATAGTTTACCGGCGCAAGCAAACCGTGAATGGATTCGGTGAAACGTGCGTAGCGGTCGAGATCGAGAAAGGGATTCGCGGTGTAGTCACGCCGGCGAGCCTTCAGGAATTGACTCGAAGGCCGGAGGCACAGATAGCTCGAAAATCTATCACGGTCATTACGAGGTTTGCTTTGCGCGGCGAAAGCCAAACCGTGGAAGAAACTCAGTTTCAGCCGGATATCGTGGTGTGGAACAACGACTCGTATTTGGTGGTCCACGTCGAGGACTACAGCGACTATGCGCGTGGCTTTGTGAAGGTGACGGCGAACAGCACGGACATGGTGGATTTGCCGACTACCGCGGTTCCACTGAACGAACAAAGCCCGACGTTGAGCGGGCCTTCCGGATACAACGAGACTCCTTATAGCGAGGGGCCGTTTGGGGAGTAACTACAATCCGAATCGGCCTCAAGTCGGCTATGGCCAGGGACCGTACGGGCAGATGCCGTACGGCGGAGGAACGCCGGCGGAAGCTCCGGTATTTAATCCTGGGCCTGGATTCGTCCGACCGTTTGATACGTTAAGCGAGCTGAATGATCTCATTCTCAATCGCTTTCTTCAGCAGTTGGTTGCGGGAGTCACGGGGATTATTCAAACGATGGTGCGTCCGCGGTGGCAGCCGGAACCTCCGAATCAACCGAACTTCGATAAGGATTGGGCGGCTGTGGGTAGAGTAAAACGGGACCGCGATACGTTCGCGGCCGTTCTGCATTTCACCGATCCACAGGACTTTGACAATTCGACGGACAGTATGTACCGAAATGAGATCGTGGATATTCTCTGTTCGTTCTACGGTCCCGGTTCG